ACAAGTACGTACGAACGTGGGCCACGCAGCCGATTCGGGCCCTGGCGGTGACGAGTGCCTATGCCGCGATTGCCGCAGCGTACTGGGCCCTGGTCCACGACGACGACTGGTACAAGGATTCGCCGGCCTGGCTGCGGTACGGGTACTGGGGCGTGACGGATGGACAGGGCCACCTGATCCTGCGGCTGCCACGGTCTCACCTGTGGGACTTGGCCGTGCCTGCGGGAATCCAGGCCATGTTGGATCAGTGGGCCGAGAAGCAGCCCGAATACGCCCGGGCCTGGGCGTCGATGATCGTCAAGGAAACGGGACTGCCCACGCACTACTCCGATCTCCTGCCGCCCGGCGTCAAAGAGACCGTAGAAGTCGGCCGTAACTGGATGTTTTTCGGCGAGCGACCCATCATCCCGGCCTACCTCCAGCAGCGGATGCCCGCCGAACAGATAACCGACGATACGCCGGCCTTTACGCGGTGGTTGATCGGCCTGTACAACGACTCGGTAAACGCGGTCACCGACGACCCCGTGCGTCGCCAGCAATGGCAGATCAGTCCCACGAAGGCTCATCACTTCCTGCATGGGATCACCGGCGGCATGTACACGCGTCTGACGAAGGGCGGCGAACAGATCGCCGAGGGCGAGGGCAAAGAGCTGGCCGGCGAAATGCTCAAGAGCGGATTCCGGGTCTCGCGGCAATACTCCGAGTCAATCGGCCGCTTCTATGACCGACGCGAGGCCATTTCAAAGCAGTACGCGTCGGCCAAGTACCACGGCAAGGTCGCCGCCGAGTTGGACGCCGAGTACCACCGGCTGGAGCAGTATGCCCGGCTCATGTCGGAGATCCGACGCGCCATCGACGACATCGAGGATCCCGACGCCCGCTGGGAGGCCGGCGACAAGTACATCGTGGGCCTGGCCCGGGAGGCGATGGGACTCGACGAGCTCGAGACCCGGCCATCTCCGCTGGGGAAGGCCAAGCTCCCCGAGGGCGTGAAGGCGGTCGTCGATGACTTCCTCGGCAGCAAGCTGTATCAGCTCACAGACGCCCGCCCTGTGCGCCAACGGGGCGAACCCCTTGAGGAGTACCAGGACCGGCTGAAAGCCCACGAGCAGGCCGTACAGGCCGCGAAAAGCATCCTGCCGGAGATGACCCGGCAGCAGATGGTCGCCCTGTTGCGGCGGGAGGCCGCCCGGCGTGGGCACAAGACGGTGGCCCTGAGCAACGGCAAGCTGACGAGCTTCGGACAGCGGGTCCAGAGATTGCCCTGACGGTCTGAGAACCACGTTTTTGGCAGCGCCACCCCATTACATACGCCCGATGTCGGTTTTGATAAGGCATTTATCGGTCTGGACGTCGGGCGTCCGCAATGTGATAAGGCATTTATCGGTCTGGACGTCGGGCGTCCGCAATGTGATAAGGCATTTTTGATGGGGGAGACTCCATAACCTCAGACTGCACCAGGACTTCCTTTATTGCAATGAATTATTGGTACGTATAATTTCATGGAATTTCCAAGTTCTCATTTGACCGCGACCGGGGAATGCGTATACCTTGGACGTTGGACGTTCGCGGGACGATGGCCCGACCTTGGGCCCGCATGTAAGGAAGGAAGGCATCATGGCACACACGGACGGGAAAGTCAAGTCCAAAAAAGACAGGGGGTACCACATAATCAGCGTGGTCGTGGACCCCGAGCAGTATCGCGAGGTCCGTCAGCTTTCCAGGACGATCCCACGGCAAAGCATGTCTGCGTGGGTCCGTGTCGCCATTGACCGCCTGCTCAAGGATGTCCGCTCTGGCTTGCCTCTATAGCACCAAGGAGGTTGCCAGCGTCACCAGGTCGGGCCCATGTGGATTCGGATCGCCCGGCGACCCTGTGGGCGGCCCTTGAGGAACGCACGAACGGCATAGCACGGAGGCGCACAGGATGGTGGAGCCATCGCAGACCTACGATCTGACCCTGATCCGGAAGGACCCGCAACACCTGTACGAGCTGCGGACCGCGACCAACTGCATCGTCCCCATCACCGTCAAGGGCCTGGCCAATCTCGTCTCCATCCCCACCGGCCAAGGCGCACGGGCCCCGAACACCGAGGAGCTTCTGCGGTTCGCGGATATCGCCCTCGGGCATGGGGCGGACCCCTATGCGGGGGAGTGCGGCCTGCTGCCGTCGTGGTCCGGGGGGTTTCACTACGAGGTCTGGGTCGCCGCGCAGGTCCGAGTCCGCAAGGCCCAATCCGACCCCACGTATCGGGGCTACCGCTGGGGGTACATCACCAGCGACGGGACCCGGCACGAGCCCGGTCGAGCCTCCAAGGCGAACCCGAACGACGTGGTCGGCATCTGGGGCGAGGTGTACCGCGAGGGCTATCAGGAGCCGTTCTATCACGAGACGTGGATGGACGAGTTCCGCAAGGGCAAGGATAAGGGCTCATGGGCGCAGTCGCCCATCATGATGCTGCTCAAGGTCAATCGCGACCAGACGCACAAGTTCGCGATGGCCGACCGGATGGGGAACCTCAACACGGCCGACGAATTGCGGGCCTATGACGAGCTTCCGCCCGCACGGAGCGAGATCGCACCTCGCGAATCACGGAGACGCCCTGCGCAGGATGCGCGGGTCATTGAGCCCACCACGGACGAGAGCACGTCCGCCGGCGACACGGAAGGAGGGACGGACCCCACGCCGGCGGGCCAGGAGGGCCCGGCGATCAATAAGCCGTTATACGCCGGGGTGGTCCGGCAATTCGTCGAGGCCGTTGCGGAGTACGGCCAGTCCGCCGGCGACCCCTCCGCGGGGATCATCGCGGATATGGAGCCCGCCGAGCAGGCCGAAGTCTTTGCCGAGTACGCCGGCTGGGTGTTCTCGGTCGCCCCGGATGAGGTGAGCAGCGCCGAGGGGTTCACGACGGCCATGCTGGTCGAACTCAAACGCCGGATCGAACAGCGGGGCGTGGCGGACTGGATCACGCGGGTGCAGCGGGAGGCCGACGATGAATCCCAGTGACATGCCGGAAAGGATCGTCGCCGACATCGGGGGCGGCTGGGGCCCCATGGTCCTTAAGAGGGTCCCGCATCGGGATGCTCGCAAGGTGTGGGAGTGGCGGTCGGTTCCGCCCTTCTTTGGGCTGGGTCTACCGATTGAGACAAAAGATATCCGTGCCTGGGCCCCCGTCCCCGATCTGAAGGAGGCCGGCGATGAGTGAGGCGATCATCCTCGACCGATCTCGACTCGAGCAATACGCGGACTGCCCCATGCAGGGGTATCTCGGCACACTTGTGGAATCAGCCAGGGCCAAAGAGCAGGACCGGGAGGTCTTCCCGTGGGAACTCCTCCGCCTACGCGAGGCCGAGCCCGGCCTGCTCGCCGAGATCGAGGAATTCGCGCCCCTGGGCGACGGCAGCGAGGTCCGCGAGGTGGGGATCGTCACGCACAACGTCGTCCAGGCCGCCTTTGAGCAGTGCGCCGAGCGGAACGAGGCCGGCGAGGTTGTGGCCTGGACCAGCGAGGGCGTGGCCGAGGCCCTGGAGGAATTGCTTCCCCACGTGCGGCCCGATGTCCAGCCGAAGGTGATCGTCGCCGCCCGGCACCTGTGCGACATGATCGCCGATCTGCACTTATCGCCCATCCTTGGCGTGGAGCATCAGATCGACATGCCCGTCCTGCCGGCCACGCCGTCGCGCCCCGCGGTCATCGCGACCCAGCGGCTCGACCTGTACGGCCAGGGGAGGACGGGGCTTCACGTCATCGACTACAAGGCGGGGTACAAGCGGCGGACGAACGCCGAGACGTGGGACAGTTTTCAGGCCCAATGCAGCGCGGCCCTTCTGTGGGCGCAGCCGGACTACGACAGGGTTGACGTGATCTACTTCTGGTACTGGGAGTCCCGGTTCGGCACCAAGGCCTACGCCAAGTTTCAGCGGACGGATCGCCATCCTCGCCTGCCGGACCTGACGCAGGAGACGGCCTTTCGGGCCCGCATCGAGGAGGCGGCTCGCCTGTTTCTCACGGATAACCGCCAATGTCGGCCCGAGGAGGACAAGTGCTGCTGGTGCGACTTCATCCGCCTGTGCCCCCATGCCCATGTCGCCGCGGTGGAGATCGCCGAGGATCCGCGACGATTCGTGGATAACCTGGTCGTCACCAAGCAGCTCAACGACAGACGATTCAAGGCGGCGACTCAGTGGGTCAAGGCCCACGGGCCCATCGAGGGGACCGAGGTCATCTTCGACGCCAAGCCGCCGTCGAACCGCTTCACGTGTGACTTCCGCAAGAAATCCGAGCCCATCGAGGACCCGGAGCTCGCCGCACACTTTTCCTGACAGGAGACCATCGCATGGATGCCCTGAAGATCATTGAGCTCAAGGCCAGCAACTTCAAACGGCTCTCGGCCGTGGAGATCAAGCCGAAAGGCGACACCGTCGTCGTATCGGGTCCCAACGGCGCCGGCAAGAGCAGCGTGCTCGACGCGATCACGGCCGCCCTGTGCGGCAAGAAGGCCTGCCCGCCGATGCCGATCCGACAGGGCGAGACCGAGGCGGAGATCGAGATCGACCTGGGCCAGTTCGTGGTCAAACGGAAGTTCACCGATAAGGGCTCATACCTGACGATCACGGCCGGCGACATGAAGGCCGGCAAGCCGCAAGAGTTGTTGGACAAGATCGTCGGCCAGATCGCCTTCGACCCCATGGCGTTCATCCGCATGAGTCCCGCCGACCAGCGGAAGACCCTGATGGACCTGGTGGGGCTGTCGCTCGACGACCTGGACGAGATGCGCGAAAAGGCCCGCGAGGCGAAGAACGCCGCAGCCGCCGACAAGCGGCGCTACGAGAATCAGCTCGCGTCGCTGGAGCCGGTGCCGGACGACACGCCCGATGAGGAAGTCTCCGCCGCCGAGATCGTCGAAGAGCTCACGAAGGCCAAGGAGCACAATCTCGGCCGCAAAGAGCTGATTGGCAAGGCCGTGGCGGCTCGCAATGTGCGGATCGCGGCCGAAGAGCAGGTCGCCGAGGCGAAAGAGGCCATCGAGGCACTTGAGGAGGAGCTGCGAAAAGCCAAGGAGGACATGGCCCTCAAGGAGACAGAGCTGGATTGTGCGATCAAGGCGGAACAGGCGGCCGTGAAGGCGCACGATGAATTCGTCGAGATCGACACCGAACCCCTGATTCGCCGGCTCGATGCGGTGGACGAGACGAATCGCAAGGTCCGCGCCAAGAAGGCCCGCCTGGACATCGAGGCCAAGATCGCCGCCGCCGAGAAGATTCGCAAGCTCTCGGCCCAGCGGATGGAGGATTGGGAGGCCAAGAAGGTCGAGCGGCTCAAGGAGGTGAAATGGCCCGTGCCGGGTCTGGCCGTCACGGACGCGGGCGTCACCTTCCAGGGCATCCCGCTGGAGCAGGTCAACACCTCCGCGCAGATCCGCGTCGGCGTGGCCGTCGCCATGGCGATGAATCCGAAGCTCCGCGTCCTGCGGATGAGCGGCAATGATCTCGACGAGACTACGCTACGGGCGATCTCGGATCAGGCGGGCCAGGCAGGGTACCAGCTCTGGATCGAGCGAATCGAGGACCCGACGAAGATGGGCATCGTCATAGAGGACGGGACGATCAAGCATGGTTGACCACAGCCAGCGAGACTTCGCGGACGAGCGGGAACAGGCCCGGGCCTGGTTTGAGGACATGTTCGTCAAGCCCAAGGTGCCCATCGACTCGTTGCCACTGGTGCCTGAGACGATCAAGGATGGAGACAAGGATGAGACGAGGCAAATGGATTGACGAGGGCTTGCAGGCCCTGTTCGTGCTCCTTCTGCTGGCCGGCTGCGTGTGGCTCACCGCCTGGATGCTGGCTGAGATCATGCGATGACCAGCGACCTCCTCAACCAGGACGTGCAGGTCTACGACCGCATCTACATCGGCGTCGATCCGGGAAAGACGGGCGCCGCGGTCGTGCTCGACATGCGGGGCGAATTCCTGGACTGCATCCAGTTCAAGAACGCCACGCTGCGAGACCTGTATCTTGCGATGCTCGAATGGGGCGGCGCGGCGACGCAGGTGATCGCCGTCATCGAGGACGTGCACGCCTTTCCGCGGGACGCACGCAAGAGTGCCTTCACGTTTGGCCGGGCCCTGGGCCAGATCGAGACGATCCTGCTCGTCGCGGGGGCACAGATCAACTGGGTCTCGCCGGCCAAGTGGCAAAAATCTCTCCTGCGCGAGGCGGCGCGGGGCGACAAGCACAAGCTCCGCGCCGCCGCCGAGGATCTGTTCCCGAACCGCCGGATTCCCCTGGCGGTGGCGGATGCGTTTTTGATTGCTCACTACTGCTACATCACACGGAGGTGAATGAATGGCCACGAAGATTCCCATCCGGATGCTCGTGAGGACCGCGGGCACGCAGCATCGGCCGACCGACCCCGATCTCGTGGCACGGTACGCGGAGAAATGGTCTGACGATTTTCCGCCGGTCAGCGTCATCCAGACCAACGACAACGAGCTGATCCTGTACGATGGCTTTCACCGATGCGCGGCGGCCGAGCGGGCCGGCAAGACGACGATCAAGGCCAAGGTCGAACACGGTACGCGACGCGAGGCGATCAAGCGGTCGTTCGGCGTCAACACGGACCACGGCCTGCTGCGGGACGGTGCGACGACGCGACTGTGCCTGCAGAAGATTCTCCTGGACCCGGAGTGGTCAAAGGCCAGCCAGCGCGACCTGGCGGAGATGCTCAACATCACCCAGCCCCGCGTCTGCCAGCTCCTGGCCGAAATCCAGGCGGAGAAGAAGGCCACCCCGAAAAAGGCCAAATCAACACGACCGCGCGTCGAGCCGACGACGGCCCCGCCGAAGACGGCCGTCGAGCCCGGCCGGCCGACGGACCAGGAGGGCGTGCCACTGCCCGAACATCTGATCCCGATCTTCGAGCGGCGACGGGAAATCCTCGCCTGGCGTGGGCACGTGGACGCGCTCTGGGACTGCGTCAAGGAGGCCATCGAGTCCGGCGACCCGTTCTTCCGCTACGTGCGCGTCGAGACGATCAGGACCGAGTGCATGAACCTGCGGCGGGCGATCAAGTTCGCCATGCCCTACGCGGTCTGCGCGTACTGCTCGGGCGACGGCGGCGTCAACAAGGACTGCCGGGCCTGTGCCGGCAGCGGCTGGGTCAACGAGGAGACCTGGTACGCGACGCCCCAGGAATACAAGGCGGCGATGAAGAAACTGGCCGAGGTGCACGGAAAGGAGTGACTTCGATGAGACCCTGGGCCCGCTACAGACTGCAAAAAATGCTCGAGGAACCCAAATGGCGGCACGCCAGTCAGCGCGAACTCGCGAGGCATCTGGAGGTCAGCCAGCCCCGGGTCTGTCAACTCTTACGGAAAATCCGGGCCAATTCGACAGAGCGTGTCGCATGATAAGGCATTTATCGGTCTGGACGCCGCGCGTCCGAAATGTGATAAGCGATTTATCGGTTTGGATGAAGGGAGTCCACAATCAAGCTGAGACCCTACCAGGCTGAGGCGATTCGACAGACCCACGAGGTCTTCGACCGGGGCGTGAAGAGCGCCCTGGCCGTCATGGCGACGGGCCTGGGGAAGACCGTCTACGCGTCCCACCTGGCCAAGGATTTCCTCCCCCGCGGGCGGGTGATGCTTCTGGCTCACCGCGAGGAGCTCGTCGATCAGGGTCGCAATACGCTGGAGCGGGTGACGGGCCGGGACGTGGACATCGAGCGGGCGGAGTTCTGGGCTCAGGAGGGCAACCCGTGGGCGCAGTGCGAGATTGTGGCCTCGACCATCCAGTCCCAGAACGCCGGCGCGGGCAGAAAGCTGCGCATGGAGCGCTTCGACCCGAACGACTTCGCGCTGCTGGTGGTCGATGAGGCGCACCACGCGACGGCCAAGAGCTACCGGCAGGTCATCGACTACTACCGCCAGAACCCCGACATGTGCGTCCTGGGCCTGACGGCCACACCGGATAGGACCGATGAGGAGGCTCTGGGTCAGGTGTTCGAAGAAGTCGCCTTCGAGTACGGCATCCTCGACGGGATCAATGACGGCTGGCTCGTGCCCATCGAGCAGCAGGTGGTCTACGTACAGGACCTGGACCTCTCGCACGTCAAGAGTCAGGCCGGCGACCTCAACGGCAAAGACCTGGCGGCGATCATGGAGTTCGAGGCCAACCTCCACGGGATCGCCTCGCCGACGCTGGAGATCATCGGCCGGCGCAAGGCCCTGGTCTTCACCGCCTCGGTCGCCCATGCCGAGCGGCTGTGCGAGATCTTCAACCGCCACGAACGGAACGTGGCCTGCTGGGTGCATGGCGGCACGCCGAAGGACCAGCGGCAGCAGATCATGGAGGCCTATCGCATCGGCAGGCATCGCATCCTCTGCAACGTCGGCGTCGCCACCGAGGGCTTCGACGTGCCGGACATCGAGGTCGTCGTCATGGCCCGGCCCACCAAGAGCCGGTGTCTGTATACCCAGGCCTGCGGCCGGGGCACACGTCCCCTGGCCGGCGTGGTGGACGGGATCGAGGAGGCGCGGGACCGGCAGCTCGCCATCGCCAACTCGGCCAAGCCGACGCTGCTGGTGCTCGACTTCGTGGGCAACGCCGGCAAGCACAAGCTCATTCACGCCGGCGACATCCTCGGCGGGCGGTACTCGGACGAGGTCATCGATCGGGCCCGCGAGATCGCCCGGCGGGAGGGCAAGCCCAAGGAGGTGACCGGAGCCCTCGAAGAGGCCGAACGCGAGATCGCCAGCGAGCGGGCGAAGATGGAGGAGCAGGCCCGCCGGCAGTTCATCAAGGCCCGGGCCCGGTACAACGTGGTCAAGCTCAACCCGTTCGAGGTCTTTGAAATGGACCTGGTGCGCGAGAACGCATGGCAGCGCGGCAAGCCGGCGACCGAGAAGCAGATCGACTTCTTGCGGCGGCATAGGGTCGAGGAGGCCGTCATCGAGCAATTGACGCTGGTGCACGCCAGCCAGCTCATCGACCGGCTCATCAAGCGGCAACAGCAGGGTCTGTGCTCGTATCGCCAGGCGCGAATCCTGAAACAGCGCCACATCGACCCGACCGCGGTGAGCTTCGAGGAGGCCCGGCGTTTGATCGACCGGATCGCCGCGCGGGAAAAGTGGGGCAAGCGAAAGGCGAGGGCATCATGAAGCGACGCAACGAGCAAGAGTTTGAGCGGGTCGTCGCCCAGGCGAAGAAGGCGATGATCGAGGAGCTGGATAGGCTCCCGGGCCAAGACGTGGACTTCACCACGGACGATGCGTTGTCGCACTGCGCGACGCTCTGGATTCTGGATGCGCCGCAGATCCCCGCCTGCATGGCCCGATTCGTGAGGACCTTCGCATGAGCGAGTCCCCTGAATTCATTGAGGTCAAGAAGTTGCGGATCACCTGCCCGGTCTGCGGCAAGCCGGATTGGTGCGGGATCAGCGAGGATCGGCAGGTGGTGGTGTGCATGCGGGTGGAGTCCAGTTCGCCGACGCGAAACGGCGGCTGGCTCCACCGGCTCAATGACCCTGTCCCCGCGCCGCGGCACGTCCGGCGGCCGACGCCGCGACCGAAGCCCGACCGGGACTGGCACGCCCTGGCCTGTCGCTGCGCCAACGACGGCATCCCCAAGCTCAGGCACCTGGCCTCGAGGCTGGGCGTGACGGCGGCGTCGCTCATGCGCCTCCAGGCCGGCTGGTATGAGCCGATGCAGGCGTACACGTTCCCGATGCGCGATGCGGACGACAACGTCATCGGAATCCGCCTCCGCAAGGACGACGGGAGCAAGCTGTGCATCCCGGGCTCGAAGACGGGCCTGTTCTGGCCGTTCGGCGTCGATCAGGCGGACGATCAGCCCTTATACCTCGTCGAGGGTCCGACCGATTGCGCGGCGTTGCTGGACATGGGCCTTGCGGCCCTGGGCCGGCCGTCCTGTACGGGCGGCGTGGACCTGCTCGTTCAATGGCTCGGTCGCCAGCGCAGGGATGTCGTCATCATTGCGGACAACGACCTGCCCAAGGACCTGCCCGGCGGGAGGCGGTCGCCCGGCATCGCCGGCGCCCGTGCTCTCGCCGAGGCGGTCCGGCCGCTGTGCCGCGGGCTCACGATCATCAAAACGCCGGGCGCCTACAAGGACGTGCGGGCCTGGGCCAACGCCGGCGCCGGCGCCGAACAAATCGTCAACCTGGTGCATCAGGCAGGAGCGTGGCGATGATCGGACGACCAATCCCCGGCGAAAAATACCTGATGCAGATTGGTGACAAGAAAGAGATTGTCCGGGCCATGCACCGGCACCCCGTCGGCGGCTGGTGGGTCGAGCGGCTCAAGACCGGCGTGCCAATCCACTGCCCGTCGGCGATCTATCTGGAGCCCTGGCCGGTCAATCCGCCACCCAAGAAGACCACAAAGACCACAAAAACCACAAAAACCAGGAAACGGAGACGAAAATGAGCACGGAGACGCAGGAGAAGAAAGACCTCATGGCGCAGGTCGTCGAGCACGTTGAGAATATCTCGATACTTGACGCGAAGAAGGAGATCGGGCCGCTGATGGGGAAGGTCAGAAGGCTGTTCACGTGCGGCACGCTGAACAGGGAGTTTGTCACGGACCGGGAGCACCCGACACTGGCCCACGTCCTCACGCTTCTGGAGGATGAGGCCGTCATCGCTCGCGCCCGCGATTTGGCCGACCAGCGACACCAGCGGATCATCGACCACCTCAAGGAGATGGCCCGTGGCACATAAGACGGCCGAACTCGGTGACCCGTCGGCTCAATAGAGGGTTCCAGATGATGATGTGTGATCAGACATAGCGTGCAAATGAAGCCTGGCCCGGCGTAGAGCTGATGAGCTGCTCATCCGCACGTGCTCGAGCGAGGGCCCGAGACCGTCGAGACGACAGGACTGCGGGTCTACCGGCGAGCTGAGCAGACGCCACCCAAGGCAGGTCGTACCTCCTCGGCTAGGCGAGCGACCGGGCGAACGAACAGCATAGGGGTCTTGGGCAGGGGTCACCCCCGCACGCACGGCCACGGGGCAGGCGGTCCCCCTCCTGCCGAAAAGGTGCGGTGTACAGGGAGAGAAGACAAATGGGGTACAGAGGACGAAAAAGCAGCGAGACGGGCGGAGTTCGTGGCAGCGGCTACACGGATGAAGAGGCGCGATACCTGGTCGCGGTGGACCGCTTGCGAACGCAGCTTCGGCGGCCGCTGAGTGTGTGCGAATACCTCCAGGTCGCGAAGGATTTGGGCTACCACCAGGATCACGAGGATCCACCAGAATCGACGAACGTGGCGAGGCCGACACATCAGTCGCGTCGCCTGAAGAAAACCTCACACAAGCGAAGGAAGGTACCAAAATGAGGCACGCAAGGAAGCTATCAGTCATGGTGGTGGCCGTCGTGATGTTCACGATGGCGGGGTGCGAAGGGACACAGGCACGGATCGAGGCCTATCAGCAGCTCCTGGCCCAGGCCCAGGGCGTCAGCCGGCAGGCGACCGCGGCGATCAACGAGCTGCGGCCGGTGCTGGAACAGGCCAAGGCCAGCCTGGCCGAGTTCGACATGTCGGCCGAGGAGCGGGCCAAGCTTGAAGAGCGTATCACCGAGCTTGAGGCCCGGCTCGCAACGATCGCCGCTTATAAGGCCCAGGCCGACGAGGCCGCCGCGGCGATTCAGGAAAAGATCACCGAGGTCCTGGCGAATCCGAGCCCCGATTGGGGTGACGAGCTGGTCATCATCGGCGAGACGGCCCGTCAGATCGGGATGCAGATCCCCGGCGCCGCGGGCTGGTGGGTGACCCTGGCCGGGGCCCTAGCCGCCGGCGTCGGTGGTGTGGTCGCCGGCCAGAAGCGACAGGCCAAGAAGGATCAGCCCGTCACCGAGGCCCTGCATCAGGTGGTGCGGGGCGTCGATGAGGCGCTCGGCACCCTGGAGGATGAGGACGCCGCGGCAATCAAGAGTGTGCTCAAAGGCGTCCAGAAGCCCCAGACACGGGCCCTGGTCGATGAAATGAGGGTAAAGTGATGGTGGCATCGAAACCGCAACCGAGGGAGGTCATCGGCAACGCAATCCGGGTCGTGCTGTCGTTCATCGGGCCGCAGCTCAACATGGCCGTCAAGATCCCGACCTTCGACGCCGATTCACCCAAGATCGCAACAATGGCCGCCGACATCCCGGGCGTGGGCGTGGTGCAGTCCAGCTACACCATCGACCGCGTGATGAGGGAGTTTAACACGAGCCCGGACGCATTCTCAATCTTCGTGCGTGACTGGCTGGATGATCTGGAATACGAGGCGGTCTCTCGTCTCAAGGATAGTCTTGGCGATTCGTCAGAATCTCCCGGATGACCGAGTGACTCCAGGTGCCCCCGGTGCGGGGAAGCATTCCCCCCTGGACGAGTGTGCGGCCGATCGCGCGGTACGACAGGCCCTTCTTTGCGAGCCGTCGCATCCACGTGATCGCCCGCCGCTCGTCCTTGTCGGGGATCATCCGGGCGGGGTTCTCCGGGTCCGGCTTCCATCCATACGGGCATTGGCTGCTCATCCGCCGGCCCCGGGCCTGGTGGCTTATCATGGCCTCGCTGGTCCGCTCGGCGATGATCTCCCGCTCGAACTCGTCAATCGCGGCGATGATCCGGAAGAACAGCCGCCCGCTGCTGGTCGTCGTGTTGATCTCCTCGTGCAGACTCACCAGGTCCGCCCCGGCCTTGTCCAATCGCTCGCTAATCTCAATGGCGTGTCGGGTGTTCCTCGCCAGCCGACTCAACGAGTACACCACCAGGGCCAGCTTCGCCCGACACACGTGCTCGAGCGCCTGTTGCAGGCCCGGACGCTTGTCGTCCTTGCCCGATAAGCCCTCATCGCGGTACGTGGCCTTGACCGGATAGCCCTTCCACGTCGCCCAGGCCATGCACCGCTCGATCTGGGTCTGGCAGGAGGCACACTCATCGGCGTTGCGCCGCGGGCTAAACCTCGCATAGATCACCACGCCTCGGACGGGTTTCTTCTTGCGGGTCATCACTTCACCTTTATGCCCAAGGCCGCAAGGACCGCGGCAAGCTTCTTGTCGCCGATCTCGTCGCTCGAGCCCTTGACCCAATACGCCAGGGTCCGCGGCGAAATCCCGGCCATCACCCCGAGCTGGTACGTGTTGACGCCCACCTCGGCCGCCCGGTCCCGGACGATCTGCCGGAAGTCCACGGGGTCCATGCCGATCGGTTCGAAGCGCAGGGACTCCGGCCAGGTCTCCGGGTCCAGCCCTTGGGCCTTGGCCGCCACCTCGGCCATGCGACGGCCCGTGGCCTCCACCTCGTCCCGTTGGCCGGCAATCCAGCCCGTTGGCAAGGCCTTGCCGATCTGTTCCAGGGTGGGCCGGTGGTCGCCCAGCCGGCCCCGTACCGCCCATCGCGTTACGTACATGCGTCGTCTCCTTCGGATGTGCGCGGCCGCCATTCTCCGCACCATTCATCGCGAATCATCGCCGGGAACTCCCACCAAGGTTCTTGCACGTCATGGTCCCAGAAGACCGCTGGCGGATAGCGGTGGCAATTGCCGCCACCGATGTTTCGGTGTGCCTCCGCCGGGACAAAGAAGCGGCACGTTTCGCATATTTGGCGTGTCATTGCTCGTCTCCGTGATAAGAGGTTATGGGCCCGGCGGACCGGGCCCCGGTTGTAAGAAACAGCGGTCGTTGTTTCTGACCTCGTTACGTGTACAGGTTTCGCAGCGTCGCGACCGCGCCGCGGGCTAATTCCAGCTTGGCCGACCACTGTTTGTGGCGAGCCTGCATTTCGGGGGATTGTTTGCGTGCCTCTGCGGTTGCGACGGCGGTGATTGCCAGGTCGTTCTGTGCGATCTGTAGCATCTCGTCCAGCGCCTCAATCTCCTCCCTCGACAGCAGCATGTCATACGTCTGTGTCATAGCAGCATCCTTCCCGATTCGACGGCCTGGAGCATGGCCCGCATGTTGTTGCGGGTCTCCTTGGCCAGGTTAATGTACGCCCCGATGGGCTTTCCGTCCAGGTTCTCCGCCTCGGCGATCTCCTTGACCCGCTCGGCAAACGCCTCGGCCAGCCCGCGGCGCGATAACCGCAAATCGACGCAACGAGACAGCAGGGGAGAACTGTCGTCCATGCCCTCGAAGCACGTTTGCCCCTCGATGGTCGTCGTGAAGATCAACGCCACGTGCCGCGGGAGCCGCTCGATCAGCACCAGCAGTTGTCGCACGGTGTCCCTCCGCAAGCCATGCGCCTCGTTCACGATGTAGGCCTTCCCGCCCCGGCCCCAGCCCATCGTCTGCATCTGGGTTTCGATCTCGGCCAGCTTTGCCGGCGTCAACGTCGTCGCGTCGATCTCCTCGATGAAGAAATCGTCGGCGATCTCACGGGCCAGCAGTCTCGCGATGGTGGTCTTGCCCGTGCCGCTCTGCCCGGCGATCCAGTAGGCCCGGCCACCCAGGCCGCGTTGTGCGAGCCTTACAATGACCTCCATCACCTTCTCTTGTCCGACGACCTCATTCCACCGCTTCGGGCGGTATCGCTCAAATAGCGTGCTCATGGGTCACCTCCTTTGCGTCCAGCCACTCGGCGATGTCGGCCCCGGCAATGGTCAATTCCACCCCCTGGACCGCCACGAAGTCCCATTTGAACGCCATGTACCACCGCTCGGCCACCTCGACCGGACGGCCCGTCCGCTCGCAGAAGTCGTGCAGGATGGACAGGGCACAGTCCGCCGGACCGCTCCCGCCATAGCCCCACGACAGCCCATCCGGTGAATGCCGGACGACGTGCCTGATTTCAGCCCCGCCTTTAGCGCCAGCGTACAAAAGGGCGTAGACTCGCGCCCCAAGACTCTTCGTACCTCGATACGTGATGTGCTTGGCGTCACTCATACCGCCACCTCCTTCCGCGCCACGTCAATCCGCACGCGGCCCTTGCCCGACACGTCCAGGATGCCGACCGCCGAACCGTCATGCGAGAAGAACTCAAACCGCCCAGACCACCGCAGGATTCGAGCCGCCGTCACCAACATGCTCATCGCGTGTTGCGGGTCCCTGGCCGTGATGGTGTGGGCCCGGTCCGAGCCCTGCCGCCGCCAAATGTACTGTTGCTTTCCGATCATGCTCATGCTAGACTCCTTTCGCGTATGGGTGTCCGGCCCGGGTCTGGCCCCGCGCCAGCCCGGGCCCGGACGCTCTGTCAGTCATATTGCCCCAAGTCACAGGCCCGCTTCGGACGCCAGAACTTGTCCCGCTCCACCGCCGGTATCCACGCCTGCCCCAACGTGTGTCGCAATTCGGACAACTCTTGAAGCGAGAAGTAACCCCACTCTCGCTCAACGCAATCCACCAGCCCAAAGAACGTGTCGTCACCGTCGAACTCCGTCACGTACCACGTAAACGGGCCCATCGGCGTGAAGAACTTGGCATAAACCATCGCCTCGTTGCCTTGGCTTTCCTGCCCACGCAGGGGCGGGATGCGCCGCCTCAACTCGGCCGTCATCAGCTTATGACGCCGCCGCCGGTCGTTTTCGCGTGCCCGTTGTGATCTCGTTTCGATAACCGTTTCCATTGTCAGCCCCTTTCCTCATACTGCCCTTCACGCTCCGCCGGGAACGCCTCATTCACCAGGGCAATCGCCTCGCGTAGCCGTGATGCCGGTGGCAAGAAGATGTCCAAGGCGTCTTCAAGACGGTCAACCACGTCCAACACCTCCTTGGCCGTCTCGGCAAGGTAAAGAATGTCGTCCTCCGCTTGGTTAGACCGCTCTTCGATGGCGTCCCACCACTCCAGGGAGGTCCGGGCGTCGGCCATGAGCTTACAGTTGCTGCACTCGTCCAGAAAATGCACGTCATCCGCGTGCAATCGTTCACCGGCCGCGAGAAGCTCTTCAACCAAGTCCAGCAGCGCGGTAAGCTTGTCACTCGGCACGATCTTGTACATTACTCACCTCCCTTCGCATCAGCCCCGCACTCGGCCACGAACGCCTTGATCGCGTCGATGTGCTCGATGGTTGCCTTGGCCTTGGCCACGCCAAAGGTGAAGCCGTAGCCGTTACCCTTCGGCACCGACAAGGTCGGTGAGCCCTTGTACGTGCCCCGCGTCGGTTCCGTGATCTTCTCTGCCTTCGCCATTGCTCTACTCCCTTGATAAGCCGTAATCCCCAAGCCGGACCGTCCGGCCCAGGCCCTTGGGCCCCGTAGGGCCCTCGGGCGCGGGTCAGGCGTCGTCCTCAGCGAGTACCTCGCGGAGTGCCGCCCGCTGTCTGCGCTCGGCCTCGTCGCCGAACACCTCGCCGACGGTCGTGCAGAGCTCTTCGTAATCCTCGGCGTCCGCCGAGTCCAGGTCATCGGCGCCAAACGGCGTCCAGTCATTGTCGGGTCCGCCCAGCCCCATCGCATCGCGGACCTGGGCATATCGCCGCAGCCCGTAGATGAGCAGATGGCACTCGCTCAGCCCCTCCACCATCTGGGCGTATAGGGCGCATAGCAGGTCCTCCGGCGTCTCGCCGGAGATGGTGATCGGGTCGTCGGGCCAGTACAGGTCCGGGATGCCATCGGGTACGTCGTCGTGGACGATCTGAGAGATGCGGTGCAGCATGTCCGCGTCTGACGTCCACTCGCCGTCGCGCGCGCTGCCTCGGTGCCAGGTCTCGATTCGGTACGTCTTCATCGTTCTACCCTTTCCCTTGTCTTTTTGTCCGGCCGGAACGTCCGGTCCAGGCCTACAAGGTAGGTATACGGCCAACGGACGCCGGCGTCAATCAAAAATCTGGCATGTTTCCAAAAAAAATGTGAGGGCACCGGCTTATCGGCCTTGGCGCTATCAAAATCGCCGATTTGACGGGTGATAAATCTTATATCGGCCTGCCCCCAACAACGCCCCTTCCAGACCGGCGCAACAGCCAGCTTACCCACGATCTACCCACGGATTGCCCACGGCCCAAGCCCCACCGCCGCCGGGACAGCCAAACCACCCATAGACACACACACTCACCACGAGCCCCCCAGGGACGACGCAGGGGCAAGACCCCGCCAAAGACCCGCCAAACAACGGCTGCACGATAACGGCTTATCGCCAGAGCCGGGCAGGACCGGGCAGGGACGGGGCGTACATCCGAGCCAGAGCCAGTGGAGGTCGACGGTCGGCCGTGTGTTCCGATGGGACCGGGCGCCGATGCCGCTTGACCCCTGTTTGCCCCCCGTTTGGGCGGCGTTGGACGGGAGCGAACGCTTCCGACCAGCCAGCACCCCCAACATCTTGCGATCACCAGCCCAAGGCCAAGGCCGAGCCGGGCCAAGGCCGAACGAAAAACGACGGCCGCCGGGAATGTTTGCCACGCCCCCGCCCCCCGGCGGTGCCGGGACTCATACGTACCCCTTCCCCCGCGTCACACAATTTCCAAGTACTGGACCCCCGGCATCCAGACTGATAAGCGATTTATCGGTACCGACGTGCGGTATCTGGAATTGGTCTGGTGGCCCCTCCCGGAGCGGCCTGGTGGCCGCGTGGGGCGGTGATTTCGGCGGATGGTGTTGCCCTTATGGCAGTATAAGGGTATCTTATGGTGGTGGCGGATTTGGTTGGAGGTCATGGATGGCCGGTGAGCGGTACATTGGGGAGTTTTGTTCGACTCGGACGCCGGAGTGGGAGTCGAAGAAGGGCTTATACAAGGCGTCGGGGCTATGGGAGTACTTCACGTCTCGGAGGGCTCACTATCGGGAGGTGTTTCGTGACCCGGTGACGGGGATATCGAATACGGAGTTGGCTCACAAGGCGGCCCAGGCGGAGGCGGATGGGTTATGGAAGCGGAAGGAGCGTGGTGAGGCGGTAGTGGTGTTGGAGGGGGATGGGAAGGAGGAGGCGGGGGACAGCAATCCGGGGGTGGCGGAGCGGGCGTGTTTTTCATCGGCGGATGTGGGGAAGGTGGACGTTCCGTCGGACATTCTCTGGGTGTACTACCACTTGGGGGTGGCGGATGTGAAGCCGGAGGACGCCCCGAACCCTGGGGCGTGGGCGTTGTTGCAGCACGTGCAGCACGACTCGGACCGGATTGGGGAGTTCTACAAGGGGCTGTTTGCGAAGATCGTGCCGAGTCGCAGCCAGATCGAGAGCATGGAGAAGTTCCGGGATGACGGACGGGAGCAGTTTGAGTTGCTCGACCGGCTTGCGGGCGAGGATAGCGGACCTTCTTCGGGCGGGGGTGTTTGACGCCAAGGGGACGCGTTCTCACCTGGAGCGGCTGGTGGAGGTGATGGACTCGCACGGTGCGGTGCGGAGTCGGTACCCGCACTATGACTGGTGTTGCCGGACGATCCGGGGGTACAAGACGGTTGAGGGGAACGTTCGGTTTCGCCGGCGGCTGCTGAGGCTGGCGTTGGAGGACGCGAAGTATGCCCGCGAGCTGTGGATCATGTGCTCTCGGGACATGCTGTTCTTCGTGAACACGTTTTGTTTCGTGCATGAGCCGCGGGCGGATGGGGGGCGGACGATCCTGCCGTTCATCACGTGGGACTGCCAGGACGTGGCGTTGGACGAGATCCAGGCTGCGATTGACGGGGGGTTTGACCAGTTGTCTGAGAAGAGCCGCGACATGGGGGCGTCGTGGATGTACGTCGTGGCGCTCACCTATAAGTGGTTATTCCGCGAGTTTTTGACGTTTCGGCTGGTGAGCCGGAATCAGGACCTGGTGGACAAGACGGACAACACGGACTCGCTGTTCTGGAAGGTGGATTTTCTGATCGAGCACCTTCCGGGGTTTCTCCGGCCGCCGATCACGCGGGGCAAGGAGCGGACGGAGCTGCACCTGTCGAACCCGTTGACGCGTTCGACGATTGAAGGATGCGCGACGACGGGGGACGTGACGCGAGGTGGCCGGTGTACGGCGATGCTGCTCGACGAGTTCGCGGCGGTGCCGGAGGGTCATGCGGTCCTGTCAAGCACGCGTGACGTCACGAAGGTGCGGCTTTTCAACAGCACGCACAAGGGGACGGCGACGGCGTTCTATCAGCTCTCGCTGGGGGCGATCCGCAAGCTGCGGCTTCACTGGTCGCTGCACCCGGAGAAGCGTCGTGGGCTGTATACGACCAGTGGCGGGCGATTAGTGCTTCTCGACACGGAGTTCCGCGGCAAGGTCCGTCTTCAGGACCCGGAGACGCGGACCGAGCGGGAATACCAGTTCCCGGACGACTACCCGTTCCGGCTCGATGGGAAGCTGCGAAGCCCCTGGTACGACTTCGAGTGTGACCGGGCGGTGCACGAGCAGGAAATCGCCCAAGAGCTGGACATCGACCCGTTCGCGGCGGACTCGCCGTTCTTCGACCCCGAGAAGATGGAGGACTTGCGGTCGAAGTACGCGACGGAGCCGGTCTTGACGGGATTCCTGGAGTACGAGGAGGAGACGTGCCGGCCGACGGGGTTCCGTGAGGACCCACACGGGAATCTTCACCTGTGGTTCTACCCGGACGACGACGGGATGGTGCCCTCGCACATCAAGGCGGCGGTGGCATTCGACATCTCGGCGGGGACCGGGGCAAGCAACTCCGCGGCGGCCGCGGGGAACATCGAGACGGGTGAACAGCTCGCCGAATTCGCAGACCCCTGGATCAAGCCGGAGACGTATGCCCGATGGGCCGTAGCCCTGGCCCGGTGGTTCAACGAGGCGTACATGATCTGGGACGGAGGGGGTCCGGGAAGAACTTTTGGAGACACGGTTGTCAACCTGGGCTACTATAAGGTATACTATAAGCGGCATGAGCAGAGC